GCTAGCGACGAGGCGCTGTTCCCCAGCATCGGGTTCATGATCAAGAATCCGAAGTTCGATCAGGAACTGGATCAGTACACCAAGACCCGTCGGGTCAACCGGGCGTTTCTGGATCATCTGGCGTTCGTCGGTCAGCCTGCCTACGAGGGGGCGAAGGTTCTGGCGATGCGGAGCGAGGCCCCCGCGGAAGAGCCGGTGGTTTCCAAGACCCCTCTAATGGATGCGTTCTTGAACGATCCCGTTCTGCGCTGGGCCTCCGAGCGGGTGCGTCGCTCGTAGCCTGTTGCGTTTCGCAACACCGCATGTTCGACAGTTTTCGACCTCTTTGGTGCTAGTCTGCTGTCATCACCGTTGGGTGAGCGCTGGCCGGGAGGGCTGTCCGTTCGCGGACTCGCTGGTCAAGAGGACCGTTGCCAATACAGAAACTTTCTCTTGAAGGAGATCAAGGTGGGAAGCAATATCACCGCTGGCGACGAGTACATCCAGCGGCTCGACCGGGAACTGGAGCAGAAGGAATCCCTCGTCCGAGGCATCTACCAGCGCGCCAACGCCGCCGGTCGTGACCTGAATGACGAAGAGGGCGAGATGGTCGTTGAGGCCCGCGCCCGCATGGAGAAGATCCAGAAGGAACTGGATCAGGCCCAAGAGGTCAACCGTATCGCCTACGAGACCCGCAGCAAGGGTCGCGCCGTCGACCAGGCCATCGCCATCATGAAGGGCAAGCCCGACGCCACTCAGGTCGAGTACCGCTCGGCCGGTGCGTACATGCTCGACATGTGGAACAGCGCCCAGGGAAGCCGTGACGCGACCGACCGCCTGGAGGTCTACGCACGCGCCGCCGAGCATCAGCGCACCGGCGATTCGCTCGGCGTCATCCCCGACCCCATCGTCGGTCCCGTCATCGACTTCATCGACGCGGCCCGTCCGCTGGTGTCGTCGATCGGAACGATGCCGCTGAACAACGCGACCTTCTACCGCCCGATCGTCACCCAGCACACCGCCGTCGCCCTGCAGGGTGCCGCTGGTGGACCGGCCGACGAGAAGTCGGAACTGGTCAGCCAGAAGATGACGATCGAACGCAAGGTCGTGAACGCCAAGACCCTCGGTGGCTACGTCAACGTGTCGCGGCAGGCGATCGACTTCTCGTCTCCGTCGGCTCTCGACCTGGTGGTCAACGGCCTCGGTCAGCAGTATTCGATCGAAACCGAGTCGCTGGTCGCCGGCACGCTGGGTAGCGTTACCACTACCCCCGTCGGTTACGGCGTGACTCCGACTGCCGATACCGTGGCGTCCGCCGTGTGGTCGGCTGCCGGCACCGTCTACAACGCCGTCAAGGGCATGGGCCGTCTGATGATCGCTATCGCCCCCGACGTCCTGGGGACCTTCGGCCCGCTGTTCGCTCCGGTGAACCCGCGGGATGGACAGTCCCCCGGCTTCGAGGCGGGCCGCTTCGCCCAGGGTCTGATGGGTACGATCTCCGGCATCCCGGTGGTCATGTCCGCGGGCCTGCTCCCCGGCGAGGCGTTCCTGTTCTCCACCGCAGCGATCGAATGCTTCGAGCAGCGGGTGGGCACTCTGCAGGTGGTCGAGCCGTCGGTGTTCGGTCTGCAGGTCGCCTACGCGGGCTACTTCTCGACGCTCATCACGGAGGATGCCGGGATCGTTCCGCTTGAGGCCGCCTGATGCGGATCAAGGTCAACCCTGACGGCAGCGTCCTGGTAGCCGGGTCTATCGACCGGGCCGCTATCGCGGCAGCCGTCAAGGGCGCGAAGGCTCCGTCGAAGGCTCCGTCGAAGGCTCCGTCGAAGGCTCCGTCGAAGGACAAGCCGGAGCCGGAACCGGAACCGGACCTGAAGCCGGAACCGGAGTTGGAGCTTCCGACTCTGGAAGGCTCCGCTTCCGAGTAGGAGTTCCAAGTGGCCGAGTTGAGTGCTCTCGATGTTGAGAACTACACCAACGGGCGGCTGAGAAGCGATGATCCGGAAGTGGCGCGGATGTTGGATGCCGCGCTCGTCACGGCCCGCCGGTACTGCGGGTGGGCCGTGACTCCGGTCATCGTGGATAATGCCGTCACACTAGATGGGCCTGGCAGCAGGATTCTCATGCTGCCTACACGCAAGCTGGTTAGGCTGACCAGCATCAGCGAAAACGGCACGCCATTGAGCCTGGCCTCGGTGTCGGCAACCCCCGGCGGCCCCCCTGGTATCACATCAAGGCCGGCCGCGGTGCGTAAAGCGTCGAGAGGCTGGTGGGGGCACACCTATCAGTCCATCGACGTGGTGATGACTCACGGCTACACCGAAGCGGAGGCCGCTGACTGGCGGTACGCCGTGCTGTCGATGGTCGATGAGATGGGCCAGATCCAGATGTCTGGCACCAGCGAGTTGGACATCGTGTCCAAGAAGGTCGATGACGTGACCTACCGCTGGGCTGATCGTTACGCCAACGCCGCGGAGACTGCGCTGTATTCGTACACCGGAGTATTCGGCGGCTATCAGCTTCCACCCGTTGAGTTCCTGTGAGGCGCTGATGCCATTCGGTCCCGACGTTGTGACCTTCGTGTCCTATTCCGATGCTGACGCGCCGGGCGAACTGGGCACTTACCCGCAGGTGGAGACCTTGACCATCGCACCCAATTGTCATCACCGCCCGCTGACGTATCGGGAGGCGGTCGAGCTTGGGTATGACGTTGCCACTGAGATGTGGAAGACGACGATCCCGATCGGCGAGTACGACGATGCGCTGCGGGAGAAGATCATGGCGGCGCAGCCTGACGACGCGATTCGCGTCGACGGAAAGCAGTATCAGATTGTCGGTGGCGTTCAGCCTTACAAGGACTTCACCACCTGGTTCAAGGCTACTCTTATCTCCAAGAAGCAAACCTGACAGGAGCGGGCGTGGGTAAATACGAAGTGGTGTCTGAGTGCTACGTCCCGGTGGGGTCGGGCTTCCGGTATAAGCGTCCAGGCCAGGTGGTCACTCTCAGCGATTCGGACGCCGCCTCTCTGGCTGAGCATGTCAAGCCGGTGGATTCCAGCGAGAAGCCCAGCGCGCCGACGAGTGACAAGCCGAAGCCGAAGCGTGTTGCAAAACGCAACACCACCAAGCCGAAAACCGAAGAGGTCGAACTGGTCACCGAGAACGGCGACATACTCGCCACGGTCACTGTCGCTGACAAGGACGTCGTGGACGAACTCGTCGCAGAGGAAGTTGCCGAGGAGGTGACTTCAGATGTCGGTGACTCGCAGGCAGGTCATGAATGAGATAGCTATGGAGCTGGACAGGACGAAGCTGGACCACACCGAAGACAACTTCGCAGACATATGCGATCAGGTAGTCAACGAGTGGAAGAACAACGCCCGCATTTATCTGGATCGCGGGTACGCCACGGGCGAGTACCGCAATTCGATTCACAGGGAGTCCATCAGGGCGACTCGCGCCAACGGTGGTAACCAGGGCGGCTGGAAGTCCCGCGCGGTGACCTACGACGAGATTGCACATCTCCTTGAGTACGGCACCGGGCCGGATCAGGAGGGTGAGGGTTCCTGGTTCAGCGTCAAGGATGGGCGTTGGCACACAACTCCGAACACCCCGACGCCGGCGTTCGGGCTTGCCGCAGAAGTCGAGAACTCTTTCAACAGCACCTGGCCCAAGGCCCCGAAGGGTAGAGGCAACGACCGCGCACCCATCAACCGGGGCAACCGGCCAACCAATCAGGAGGTGTTCGCCCAGTGGGAGGCAGACAACCCCGACGCGGCCGAAAGCTATAGGAATAATCGAACCTCAGCGTCGATTACGCGTTCATGGCTGCGGCATTCCGATCGGAATCCGTGATGACCGTCGAGATTCTGGACACGGCCCCCGCCGACATCGAAACCTTCGTGGTGGGATGGCTGATGCCGATGTACCGCACATCCATCTCCCGCCGCGCAGGCGACCCCTACCCGTTTCTACTCGTCCAGCAGATTACATCCAGGGAAGTTATCGAGGAATCGACCGCTGATCCTGTTGTTCAGGTGGACATCATGTGTGAAAAAAGTCTTGGCGAAGATGCAGCGCGTGATGTCAAAGATAGAGTCCATGCCCGAATGCTTCAATTGGGTCGCTATCTGGAAACGGACGGCACGATTGATTGGATGAAGGTGTTTGAGTCACCGCGCCGACTGCGGCACGAAAACGAGCAGATCATTCGATATGTGGCGCGCTATCAGTTCGGGCAGACTTACGACTAGATTCGCGGTCGATGGCATATCATCCAGGGTGAGGAAAGGGTTCGACTATGGCAATTCCAGCGACGGGCACAACGTGGCGTGCGGGAGGCTTCGGCGATGTCGATGCCCGCTTCAACACCAGGGGTGGCCTTGCGGCCATCCTGATCCGCGACAATCGCGGCGCTGCCACCAACATCAGTCCGTGGAAGACCGGCACTCCGGCGACACGCAACTGGTCCCCGTTCGCTGAGGACGGCACCCCGCGTGACGACCTGTTCGCGCACATCCTGGTCGACGGCGACTGGCAGCTGAACCCCGAGCCGAACGAGGGCTTCCACCTGATCGGCGCCCTCACCGAGGACGGCGGACCGGAGCGGGCTGCCGACATCTCCAACGACAACCAGATGATCCTGCAGTCGAACATGCCGTTCGATTCGGACCTGACCTCCGAGGCGCTGTCGATCAACTTCACCGGTGTCGAAACCGTGAAGCCGCTGATGAAGCGTCTGCGGATGAACCTGACCCTCAACGATGCTGACGGCAAGTCGATCGTCGAAGATCCCGGCACCGAGAACTTCGTCATCGGCAAGCCGGTCGACAACGAAGGCCCCGAGTATCAGGTCATCCTGATGTTCGCCCGCCGCAAGCGTGGCAAGTTCCTCTACACGGCCGAGGGTTACTCGCTGTGCAAGCTGAACGACATCGGCTCGTTCCGCCGGTCCAAGACCGATCCCGACGCCGGGTCGTTGGGCTACATGGTTCTGCCCGATCCGTACTTCGTCGGCAAGGACCCCAACAACCCGAACTCCGACGAACTCACCCCGCTGTACTACTGCGAGTGGGTTGGTGGCGAGGCCTGGACTGACATCAACACCCGCTCCGTCGATGGCGGCGGTGCCGGCGCGCCGGTGGACACGCCGGACGACTAGCCTCGAACGGCTCCGATCTTCTCTTCTACGGCGTCGCGCTCCCACAGCGGGAGCGCGACGTTGAAGAATGCGAGCACCGATCCACCCAGCGGGTAGGAGCCGGTCAGCCACGACCAGATTCGTTGGGCCTGGGCTTTGTCCGTGCCCGTCAGCTGTGTCGTGGCTTCTTGATCTTCAGTTTCTGGCATGAGTAGCGTCGCCGGGCTGACGCCGAACGCGGCAGCCAGCGCCGTCAGTTCGTCGACGTCCACCCTGCGCTCACCGGATTCGATTCGTCCCAGCCCCAGCGGGGGGATGTCGCGCCCGACTCTGACGAGTTCGCGGGACAGCTGCGCGAAGCCCAGCCCCATCCGTTCGCGGTGACGCCGAACATTGGCGGCTACAACTAGTGCAGTGAGGCCTAATTCTGATTTGACTCCGGGCATGTTTTAGATGATAGGACATCATTGTTGGGCATAGGCAACTCATGTTTGGACGTTTGATCGTCCATCTGGTAAACCAATGCCTATGCCTGAGATCATTCGCAACCTTCCTCACACCGCTCCTAACGCTGGCGCGCAGGCGCGGGAGCAAGCCGACGCCTACGACTCGCTGTTCGCCGACATTCAGATGGAACTGAACGACGGAACCACCATCTCCATCCCCCCGCATCCCGACCTGGGGATGCTGGACGACGAGGCGATGGAGCAGTACGAAGAACTTCAGTTCGAGATGGAGTCCTACGACCGCGAAGAGGACATCCATATCCCCGAGCAGCGGCTCAAGGACGCCGACGGCAACGAGAACGGTGTTGTGCTGCCCGCTACCACCTCGCTCGGTGCGTTGAAGCGCCCGTACCGCAAGAATGGCGAACTCATCAAGCCGCCCCACTCGGTGCGGGTGGCGCGGATCGCTCTCGGTGAGGCTGGCTATCAGCGTCTGATTGCCGGCGGCAAGTCGGCTGGCGACGTGTGGCGTGCCTGGGCCAAGCAGGCGGCCGAGCTGAGGGACCGCGAAGCGGCCGACTCGAAAAGTGAGGGAAGCTCTGTGGATTTGGCGGCAGTACCCCCGGCAAATCGCAAGTGACCTGTCGCAGTACCATCATCGCCGGATAAAAGAATGGCACGATGGGTCCATGTCCTCCTACGAGTTGCTCGAACTTCTGGAGTTCATGCCCGAGCGGGGTGCCTTCAAGACCGCTGCTAGGGGCGGGGAGTATTCCGGCGAGGAAAAGGTGTGGGCGCAGATCGCTAACGAGATAGCGATTCTTCGTTCGGCCTATCTGCCGAAGGTCAAGGGCGAAGAGTATGGATCACAGCTTCACCTTTCGCCACTGAAGCTCAAAGAGCTAGCCGAGAAGGCTGAAGCGCAGACTGAAGTGCGGGAGAGTTTCTACGCCTTCGCCGCGAAGCCGGGTGTTGCAGAACGCAACACCCCCGAGGTCGGGGATGATGACTGGTGACGACGACGGCTTGCATGTGTAGCGACGGGAGGTAGTCACAGTTGGCTATCTATATCGACATCATCGCCCGTCTCAATCAGCAGCGGCTGTACAAGCAGGGCGAGGACCTTCGCAAATACATCAACGGCCTTGAAGATGAAATCAGGGATCACCGCGTAAGGGCTGCGCGGGGTGAGACTAGGCAGCTCGTCAAGCTTGAGGATGCTGTTGCGACGTCTCGGGATCAGGTGATCAACAAGACCGACGATCTGATCAATGCGTATGCGCGCCTCACAAAGGCGCAAAAGTTGGTCGCCGATCTTAATAAGCGTGAAGAGACGGATGAAAAGAAGAAGAAAGAGCTAAGAGAGGCTCGCATCGCCGCGGCGCAGGAAGAGGCCGACGCTAAGCAGAATCTCGTCTACAAGTTGCAGGCCGAGAACAAGGCGTCCCGCGCCAACGAGCTTGCCAAGAGAACCCTGAACGAAGAAACCAAGGCCCACGCCAAGAACCTTCGTGATGTCGCAAAGATTACCGACAAGAACCAGGGAAAGTTCATCCGGCTTTCCATGGCGACCAACAAGCTGCGCCGCGATCTGGAAAACCTGCACGCCGCCAACATCGTCTACGTTCAGGACAACAAAAGCATCGCCAAGTCGATGGAGGGCTTGTCCGACGCCACGAAGAAAGTCGCCACGGAGCGGGATAAATACAAGGATGTCCTGCTGACGAAGAATCCGGCGCGGATTAAGGCGCAGGGTCTTGTTGTCCAGAACGCCCTGGAAGCTGAAGGCCGCAAAGCGCGGGACCTGAGTGCAGCAATCGTCGATCTGGTCCGGCAGCAGCGTGACCACGATTCCGTGATCCAGCGGAACGAGAAGTCACTGCGCGGCCTCGCCGATCAAAGTCTCAACCTGGAAATGCAGACGAAGAGACTTCGATACGTCAATCAGGATGCGGTCGACCAGAACAGGAACCTAGCCCGACAGTTCGATCGGGTTGACGACTCCGTTCAGAAAGTTTCCGAAGAGCTTCAGAAGTATCACCAGATGTCCCAAGACGCCTCGGTGAGTTCAGAGGCCCTGGCAATTCAGATTGGGAAAATCAATAAAGCTTTCCTGGCGCAGCAGAGAGTTGCCAAGGATTCCGAGTCGGCCCTCGACGACTATTACAAGCGGCAGGCAGATGCCGCCAAGAGAGCCGAAGAGGCTATACAAAGAAGTGAAGAAAGAAAGAGGGCGCAGGAGGCCAGGGACAGGGCCAAGCTGAAGCCGCAAAGCGCGGGTCAGTACATAGCGCGGAACATTGGTGCGCTCACCCCGCTGGGCACCTTGTCGCCCTCGGCGATCCTTCCTGTAGCTGCGATCATGGCTACTGTCGCTGAGGCCGCGGTCACCGCCAGCCAGTCTATTGCGCTGCTGCCGGCCGCTGGGTACGCCGCCGCAGCGGGGATTACTACCCTGACTGTCGGTATGTGGGGTTTCGGTGACGCCCTGAGCAGCATGGACGATCCCAAGAAGTTCGCGGAAGCACTGTTCAACCTTTCGCCGAACGCCCAGCAGGCTGCGCTTTCGCTCAAGAACCTTGTCGACGGCCCTCTTGGTGACCTGAAGCGGTCCACCCAGGATGCGCTGTTTGCGAACGTGTCCCCGACTTTGCAGAAGCTGACTGCGACGCTCGGTCCGACGCTGCAAAGGATGATGACGTCCATCGCCGGGTCATTCAACAAGATGTTCACCGGCATCTCCTTCCAGTTCATGTCGCCGGAAGGTCAGCGGCAAATCAACACCATCACCGCGAATATCGCGTCGATGTTTGAGCGCATCGGGCCGGGTGTTTTGGCGCTTACCAGTGCGTTCGCCAAGATCGCGGAGACGGGTTCAAGTTTCCTGCCGGGCCTTGCTGACGGTTTCACGGGCTTGATGCAGTCATTCGACAACTTCATCACCAGGGCGCAGCAGGACGGTTCGCTGGCGAACTTCATACAGAAAGGCATCGACGCCGTTAAGGTGCTCAGCAAGTTCCTTTTCGCCCTCGGCCAGGACATCTACAAGGTCTTCGGCAACAAGTCCGCTGAAGAGTTCATGGTCACACTGAACAAGGTCAAAGACGTTGCCGTGTGGCTCTTCAATGTATTTGAAGCCATCGCTGACGGGTTGGCCGCAGTAATACCGTTCCTGGACGCCGTTATCGGCGGCACCATTGGCTGGGAAAATGCGGTGCGTCTACTTGGTACTGCTTGGGGTGTCGTCAAGCTGGGGCAGATCGTCAAGTGGATGCGGGACGTGAAGGCCATCCTGCCCGGTCTCATCGCTGAGTCCAGAATCCTCTCCGCGGTCTTCGGTTCAATGGGCGGCACTGCCGCTGCTGGTATCGCTGCTGGTGGAGCCGCCGCTGCGTCGGCGGCGAAGAACGTCGGAAAGAACACTGCCGCGACGTTCGCTGCTGCGGGCACGAACGCGGGCAAGGGTTTCAGTTCCAAGCTGATCAGCGTAATCAAGGGCGCTGGTTGGATTGGGCTGGGGATAGGAATCGCCGAGGCTATTAATAAGGGGATTCGCTCTTTCAAGAGTTCGGACAACTCTCAAGGCACCAACGACACTATCGACGCGATAGCCAACGGGTTCGACATGGGCAAGATGCTGAATCCTGCTTACTGGCTCGACAAGATCCTGAATGGGGGCCGCGGCTACCCGTCAAATCAGAGCAGTCTGGACATACTGACTGGCGAGTCGCCCCCGGCTACGCCGGGCACCGACGGCAACTTCTACAAGGACTGGTATCCGGCAGGCGAAAACCCGGCTATGCCCTCGTGGCCCGACATGCCTGGCTACGACCCGAGTTTCGAGTTCACGCCGCCGAACGTGCTGCTGGACGAAAACGGCAAGGCTCTGACGGACACCGAAATCCTCAACAAGCTCCGGGGCGAGCTTCCGAAGGATTCGTATACCGTCGATCCGTTCACCGATCCGATCACCGGCCAGAAGCTCAAGCCGATGTTGCCGATGGGGCCGAACGGGATGCCGCAGTACCCGGCAGGCGGGGTGCCGGGGACGCCCAGCATCAAGGGTCCGATCATGCCGCAGTACAACTCGTTCGGTCAGCTGACCGGGTACGGCGCGAACATGGTTGACCCCGAGGCGGTGTTCGACGCGCAACTGGCGGTGACAGACAAGGCCAGAGACCTTGAGGAAGCCAACAAGGATTTGCTGGCCGCCAGGCAGTCGGGCCTCATGAGCGAGGAAGAGATTCACGACCTCGAGCGCAAGGTTCTGGATCAGAAGCTCGGTCTGCACAAGGCCCTGAGCGCGTTGGGCAAGGCTCAGACCGGCGACGTTGAGAAGCTCAAGACTGAGACCGATAAAGCCAGGGACGCGCTCGGCGACTTCGGCGCGGAGATCGACAAGGACTTCGGCATCAGCAAGGGTCTGCCGGGGATCGCCGAGAACATCACGAAGTTCCTTGCCAACATGGCGCTCGCTCCGGTGTTCGGCGCGATCCGCGGCGCGCAGGCAGGGCTGGGATTCCCTCAGGGGGAGGGTGCCGGTTCCGGCTTGACGGGCATGATCGCGTCGTCGATGGGCTACTACAAGGGTGGTCCGCTGGACCCCAATCCGCCGCAGGGGGGGCAGAATCAGCGCTTCGCCCCCGGCTACGAGGGTTACACCCCCAGTTATCTTCAGCTGGATTCGTCGACCCCCGGCGGTCCGCTTCCGGTTATGCCCCAAGGCGGCGATGCGTATCAATCGACCAGGCGCCCGAATCTCGGTGGTGTCGGGTACGGCTCCGGCCCTGGCGATCCCAAGAGCAGACTCCGCGGAATCAACCTGTCCACCATCCCGGTGGCCGCGCAGCAGTACGCCAACAACTGCATTGACGCTGCAGCGCAGATCATCCTGTCGGCCTCCGGCGTATCGCTGTCTCAGGATCAGATCGAAAAGACCATTGCCCGCGGCGGCAGTATCAGCTCCTTGGCCGCTGGTCTGAACCGGCTCAATCCCAACGGCGGCTACGTTGCGATGGAGGGGTCCGGCGGCAGCCCCGAGGCTCTGCTCAGCGCGGTCCAGAACTCCATAAACAGGGGACTTGGGTCGGTTCTGAACGTCGCCCCCGGTTCTTCGATCGCAGGTAGGAACTTTCCGGCCGGTCACTTCATCGCCGTTACCGGGTATGACCCCCAGACCGGCCGGGTCAACCTGTCGGACACTGCTGACGGCAGCATGTACTCGGTGTCGGCGGCTGAAGCCTTCGCGGCCAGCAGGGGCCGTGGGCTTGTTTCGGGTACGGGCTTCCCGCAGTCCGCTCGGCAGCAACCAAGTCGTTCTTCGGGGCCGGTGTACGGCCCTCCCCTGCCGAAGTACGCCACCGGTGGTGAAGTGCCGATCATGGCGCACAGTGGCGAGCATGTCCTGACCCGCGATGACGTGAATGCAATGGGCGGGCAGGCCGCGGTCTACAACTTCCGCCGCTCGCTGCACCGCTACGAAAACGGCGGGGAGCCGGTCAGGCCAACAAACCTGGGCGAACTGCTCGGAGTGGGGGACTCTCCGCCTCCGCCTGCGCCCCCGCCGCCCCCGCCGCCCCCCAAGCCGCCCAAGGCCCCTGCGCCGCCTGCGTCGTCCGCGCCGTCTGCGTCTACCCCGCCGGCCCCGCAGGGGCCTCCGCTCGCCGCGGAGGCTCCCGACGTGCCTGTGCCACCTGCGGTTCCCGGTGTTTCCGACCCGGCGCAGCTTCCGCAGACTGCCCTGCCTGGCGGTGTGGAAACCCCCGGCACGGTCATCGGCGCTCAAGTCGAAGCACCCCAGGGGTACGGCGGCGGCCTGAGTGTCGGCGGTGGCCTCGTCGGGCTGGCGCAGGGCGCGGCAATGTCTGCGGTGCAGATGGCGGGCATGGCTGGCGACGCGGCGGGTGCTATGGGCGGCGGTTCTGCGGGTGCTGCTGTGGCCAGCGCGGCGATGCAGATCGGGTTTGAGGAACTGAACCGTGCCATCGAGTACGCGGGGCAGGTCGCCAGCATCGCCGGTCAGGGCATGCTGGAAACCTTTCTCCCCGCCGGTGGTTCGGAGTTGGCGCAGAACAATTGGGCCACCAGGTTCCTCGGCGGCATCGCTGGCGCGGCACCGACCATCGCCAACCTGGCCGGTGGTGCCGGTGCGTCGAATCAGTCCACCCTCGCCGGTGTCGGTGGGCCGCCCACCCCCGAGCAGATTGCCGCGCAGGGCATGGACCCCAACCGGAGCCAGCACACCGGCGCAGGCGCACCCGCCGGGCCGTACACCGGGGTCAACATCGAGAACTACGTTGTTGCGCAGAACGAGGACCGCGCCGGTCAAGACCTCGCCCGGTACCAGCCCGCACCGGGGGCACGGTGATGAGAATGATCGGGGGGTGTTGCGAAACGCAACACCCATCTACTGAGGGGCGGCTATGGCAGGAAACATAAAGCGCCGGTATCCGGCGAACCCCATCACGCCGCACGGTGCCTACTATCTGCTGAGCGGCAAGAAGCCGAACATGGCGTATCGGTCCTACGACGACACTGCCGTCTATCACCTGATGGGCGGCATGTCGATCCCCGACCGGCACGCTGCGCCGGAGTCGATTCGGCTCAAGTCGCTCAGTGGGTTGATCGCTCCGTGGGCGCCCATCGAACAGAAAGGTGCCACCCAGGACGGCACCACGTTCATCGACGCGCTCTACGATCCGATCGACGCAGACATGACCGTCATCGCCAGCGGAAAGACGCCGGAAAGCACCGCCCAGCTGATCCGCGACTGGATCGCCGCGTGGGACGCCAAGGAGCCTGGCGAGTTGTCGTTCTTCGATCACCATGCTGGTCGCTGGTGGGCCTCGGTGCGGTGGACCCGCAATCCGGTCGACAAGATTCGCGGCGGCAACTTCACCGTCCAGGAGTTCACCTGGCCGTTTAAGGCCGAGGATGCGTTTTGGCGGTCCTACGATCACACCGACGAGTTCCGGTTCGGCTTCGACCAACTCGACGAAGAGTTCAGGGATCTGTCAAAGTGGACGATCGCCTACAAGGGTTCGGGCGCTGGCACGGTGAAAGCGTCGCCCCAGTACACCGGCATAGCGCAGTCCATTTTCGGACAGGGGGACTGGGAGGCAAAGTGGTCGCTCGGTGGCACCAGGCAGGGCCGCACGGCGACTTTGCGGCGCACCGGGTTCGCCACCAAGACTGACAATCAGATCGCCTTCATGAAGTTCGGATCGTTTCCGACGTGGAGCTTCTTCGACGAGGCGTACAACGACATCTGGCTTCGCATGGATAACGGGACGCCAGGCCTGACTGGGCTGCGCCTTCGGATTCAGATTTTCAACATTGAGGTGTCGTATTTCATCAACGGTGTCGAGACAACGCTGCGAACCAGGCCCATAGTTCCGCCTATCCCCGGCGAAGTGTGGGGCTTCATGGCCGGCGTCGATGGCGACCCCAGGACGTATCGAGTGTTTCGCGGCGTACAAGGCATGATTCCGGTGGAGACCATCAAGGAGCCTGGCACCGGATCGAAGCTGGGCGCGGCCTATCGTGGCATGGGTTTCGGCATGGAGTCTGGCACCGGGGCGTTCGTGGAGCTTCCGCCAGCTTCCGTGCGGAGGTTCTGGGGAGGCGACAACGCCACGCAAACCCAGTCGGGTGTGCTCACTCGGGTCAACGTGGGCGATCAGCCCATGTGGGATCGTTACACCCTGTACGGCCCTGGGCTGTTCCGCATCGGCGCCGGTCCAGGCAGTACCGACATGGTGGAGTTCGGGCCGCTGTTGCCGGGCCAGATCGTGCAGATACGCGCGGACCCCCGCAAGCGGGGCGTTGTCGATCTGACGGCCACGCCGCCCAGCCCGCAGGAACTCAAGTGGTGGCAGAAGGCGATCAAGGATTACGTCTCGTTCGCTTCCGGCAACAACGTCTCTCCCCTTGAAGAGGAAATGCTGTCGAAGTTCGGGATCAAGCCACCGCAGGGGAACATGTACAGCCTGCTGAAAGGCAGGTTCGCTGAGCCGATCCCGCCGAAGCCGGTTGCCGGCCCGGTTCGGGAACACAAGGTTCTTGTCGAGGTCGTGGACGGCAACGCCGACTCCAGAATTGTCGTGGCA